TGCAGAACCCAACGGCAGAAGAAGGAGCTATCATAAAAAGGGAGTGGTGGAATGTTTGGGATGTTGATAAACCACCTCCGTGTTCGTATATCATACAATCATACGACACCGCTTTCAGTAAAAGTGATCGTGCTGACTTTAGTGCTATTACTACTTGGGGGATATTTACTCCCGTAGAAGGTGAGGGTGATGCGATCATATTACTTGATGCTGAAAAGGGCAGATGGGATTTTCCAGAATTAAAGTTAAAAGCTCAAGAATTAAACGAAGCCTATGAACCTGACATGATTTTAATAGAGCAAAAAGCTAGTGGTACGCCTTTAACACAAGAGCTTAGACGTATGGGTATTCCCGTTACACCCTTTACACCGAGCAAAGGTGCTGATAAGTTTGCAAGGATGAACGCTTGCGCACCTGTCTTTGAAAGTGGTATGGTGTGGAGACCAGACGCTAATTTTGCGGAGGAAGTTGTTGAAGAATGTGCGAGTTTTCCACATGGCGACCATGATGACTTGGCAGATTCGATGACACAGGCTATACTAAGATTCAGACAAGGTGGTTTTATATCCACACCTGATGATGAAGAATTTGAACCAGGATATAGAAGAAAAATGGAGTATTACTAATGGCTGGAGAATTAGAAAAGAATTTAAAAAAAGGTCTTAAAGATCTAATGGCTAAAAAGAATGTAACCATAAAGAAAAAATTATCAAAAAAACCTATTGATGTAACAAACAAAAAAGGCATGGAAAAAGCCATAAGAGAAATATCTGGAATGGAAATGGGTGGCGAAGTTATGGACACAACCAAATCTATGCCTGCTGATATGATGGGTGGCGGTAAAGTCAAGCCTATGAAGATGAACATGGGCGGTGTAGTACCAGGCAGAGGTGGAAAGTTCAAAGGAGTTATGTAGTGGCAAAGCTCAAAGGTAAAAGAATAGCAGGAGAGCCTGGAACTATAGAATATGGTGGTCACAAGATATATAATAATAAAGGCGAAGGCGGTGCAAATTATTTAATATATGGTCCAGGTCAATTTGATCCTGATGATGGTGCTAATACATTAAGTGATGCAAAAGCTATTGTTGATATATATTTAGGTCAGAAGATGGGTAAAAGATTTGGTGGTGCTGTAAAGAAAATGAATATGGGCGGTGTCATCAAAGGTCGTGGTGGTAGCTTTAAGGGGATTAGATAGTGTCAGACGAAGCCGACAGAATCAGAACTTACCAAGAATTAGCAAGGCGTGGTCAAGCTGTGCCTGGTAAGAACTTTGGAACTGGCGTTACTCCTAAGACAAAGAAAATAGAGCCAAAGGTTAAAGTAATCGATACGACCAAAATGAAACAGATTAAATTGTTAAGATTAGGCGGTAATGTGAGTAAATCGAGAGATACGTTAGCTGGTTTAAAGATGGCTACTAATATAGCGAATCAAGAAAGTAAGGATTTAGCTAAGTTAAAGAAAGTAGCTAAAAAACCTCGTAAAGTTAGAATGAAAAGACCTACTAACTTAGATATAAGAAACGCATCTATCACTAAACCAACGACAATGAATGTAAACAAAGCAACAATATTTAAAGCAGAAAACGGTGGCGAAGTTATAAATATGACTAAATCAATTATGGTTAACCCAAAGACAGGAGAGTAATATGCCAGGTAAATTAAATACAAATCAAGAAGCAAAACCTTTAGTTGGTGGTCAAAAGAAACTAGACAAAAACAAAGATGGTAGAATATCTGGTGATGATTTTGCTATGATGGAAATGGGTGGTAAAGTTCAGAAGTACGGTGGTGGCGGTAAGGTCAAAGGTGGTAAGATGTCATGTCGTGGTATGGGTGCAGCAATCAAAGGTGGCGGTTACACAATTAGTTAGGATTTAAAATGGCGATTGAAAATATAAATGGTATTGATGGAGCAATGCCTCCAGAATTAGAAGCTAACTTAGTCAAACTACCACCAGAGGCTTTGGTAGAAGGTGTTACTGAATTAGATGACGGTTCTGCTATTATTGGTGAGATGGAGATGGAAGCAGAAGCTCCCATTGCCATTCCTTTTGATGCAAACCTATCAGAACATATTGACGAAGATGTTTTATCAGAAATATCTAACGAAATTACTGGCAATATTGAAGACGACATTAATTCAAGAAGCGATTGGGAAGAACAATATAAAGGTGGACTAGAGCTTCTTGGTATGAGTTACGAAGACAGATCAGAACCTTTCGAGGGAGCATCTGGAATAGTGCATCCACTACTTGCTGAATCTGTGACGCAGTTTCAGGCACAGGCATATCGTGAAATGCTACCCGCTGGAGGACCAGTTAAGACTTCAATCATTGGAGCAGAAACTCCAGAAGTAACAGCTCAAGCAGAGCGTGTTAAAAACTACATGAATTACCAGATAACTTATGAGATGGAAGAATATGATCCTGAATTAGATCAGATGTTATTTTATCTTCCAATCGTAGGTTCAGCATTTAAAAAAGTTTACTTTGATCCAACAATGCAAAGAGCCGTCAGTAAGTTTGTGCATTCTGAGGACTTAATCGTTCCTTACAGTGCAACAGACCTAGCGACTGCGACAAGAGTTACTCACTGCATTCGTATGGATAAAAACGAAATTAAAAAATTACAATTATCAGGATTTTACAGAGATATAGACCTTCCTAGTTCTGGAGCTGATTCAGATGGCACGAATGATGTGAAGGATACAATCAATGACATAGAAGGTATTACGAGTAGCTCTTCACAAAATGAAGAGATGATGATTTATGAGGTTCATACAGATTTAGATATTGAAGGCTTTGAAGATATTGGAGCTGACGGTGAACCAACAGGATTGAAAATGCCCTATATTGTCACAATTATGGAGGACACTGGGGATGTCTTATCAATCAAGAGGAATTTCAACGAAAGTGATCCACTCCGTAGGAAAGTGCCTTATTTTGTTCATTATAAGTTCTTACCTGGTCTTGGGTTTTATGGTTTTGGTCTCACACATACTATAGGTGGTCTTTCCAGAGCTTCTACGTCCATTCTAAGGCAGTTAATAGACGCTGGCACACTATCTAACCTACCAGCAGGTTTCAAGGCTAGAGGAGCTAGAATAAGAGATGACGAGACACCTCTTAATCCTGGTGAGTTTAGAGATGTAGATATGGTCGGTGGTGATCTAAGGCAAGCTATTATGCCACTACCATTTAAAGAACCATCACAGACATTATATTCTCTTATGGGAACATTAATAGATTCTGGCAGACGTTTTGCATCTATGGCTGACATGAAAGTTGGCGAGATGAATGGCAATGCTCCTGTTGGTACAACTATGGCTATTATGGAGCGTGGTACGAAGGTCATGTCTGCCATTCACAAGCGTCTTCATTACTCACAAAAGATTGAGTTTAAATTACTGGCTCGTGTGTTTTCTATGGGCGTTCCAATGTACCCTTACCAAGTACCAGGCGCACCACCAGAAATTAAACAAATGGATTTTGATGACAGAATAGACATATTGCCTGTTTCCGATCCTAATATATTTTCTATGTCACAACGTATTGCTTTGGCTCAAACACAGTTACAGTTGGCTCAAAGTAATCCAGAAATTCATGGGCAGAATGGCATGTATCAAGCCTATCGTAAAATGTATGAAGCATTAGGCGTTACGAACATAGACCAAGTGTTGCAGCCTCCCCCTCAACCTATGCCCATGAACCCAGCAAAAGAAAATCAAGAGGCATTAAGATTGGCTGTGTTGACTGCGTTTCCAGAACAGAATCATCAGGCACATATAACAACTCATTTAGCTATGTTATCAACACCAGTTGCACAATCTAACGCATCTATACTTATGACACTTCAAGGTCATATATCAGAGCATATAGCTATGATGTCAGAAATAACTGCACAGCAGGAAGTTATGGCATCTATACCACCAGAGCAACAAATGATGATGCAACAAGATCCTAATATGCAAAAGCAAATTGCAGATCAAGTGGCATCAAGAGCTGCAGAAATATCTGCTGAAGTAAGTGAACAATATGCACAATCATTAACTCCACCGCCACAAGAAGACCCTCTTGTTAGTTTAAGAAAACAAGAGCTGGCTCTTCGTGGTTCTGAGATACAACAAAAAGCCGAACAATTTCAGAAAAAATCAGAAATGGAGATGCAAAAAGAGTCAAACGACACAATGATCGACACTCAACGTCTTCAGCAACAAGAAGAAATTGCTCAAGATAGAATACAAACTCAACGAGATATAGCAGCGATGAATGCTATGGGAAGGAAAAACTAATGGTTAGTTCAGTTCGTGCAGGAATGATTGCACAAGAAAAAGAAAAGAAAAGACAAACAAGACTTGCCGAACAAGGCATAGTAACTTCACCAGAAGTTGTTATGAAAGCAGTAGTAAAACAAAACCCTTTGGAAGTATTAGAGGTTATAGCAGATGTCGTACCAAAAGCGGAACAAAGTACAAAAGAAAATAAACCAAAGAAAAAAAGTAAAGCCAAAAAACAAAGCAAGAATAATAACAAAGTTCTCAAAGATAGCTAGACCTCAAAGATTTGAAGGTGTTTTTTAAATGGTTGTTGCAGAAATTTTAACGGGTATTGCGCTTGTTCAGAAAAGCGTTGAGTTTATTAAAAGCAACATTAATACAGTTCAAGATATATCAGGCATAGCCAAACAAATTGATGGGTTCTTTCTTGGCGAAGAACAGATGAATAAAGGTCAGGGAAAAGGCATGTCCATTGCTGAACAGTTTGGTTCAGTAGAAAAATCAGCAGATGATTTTATTAACAGAAAACTTTTAGAAGAAAAGCGAGAAGAATTAAAGTTTATAATCAACATGAGGTTTGGACCCACAACTTGGGATCAAATAATTGCTGAGAGATCAGAAAGAATTAATAAAGTTAAAGAAGCACAACGTCAGCAAAGGGTTAAGGCTAGACAGCAAAAAGAAGAAATTATGGAGATTATAAAATGGGTTGGTTATTCTCTTATAGCTATAGGAGTGCTAATGTTTACATTAGTCTTAGGACTTAAAGCCTTTGCTTACGAATACAAAAGTAAAGATTACACAAGACAACAAAAAATATGGCAAGGTAAAGTACAAGAAAAAAAATACACAACTTGTAGATTAAAGAAAATAGTTAAGTCACAAATTACTGGAGAACAAGCGTGTATATATCAAGGTGGCAATAAAACATTTGAAATGATGATAGAAAGAAACTGCCCTAAACAATATAAATGTATTTACAACCCTAATGGTGAAGAACCAGATATTGATAAAGTCATGGAAAGTTTGAGGAGTATAGCTAAATGACCGATGAAAAAAAGAAACTAATTAACTTAGATTTAAGCAATAATTCTTTTGAGTTATCATTGAGAATACTAGGTAATGAGTTTGTTGCAATTAAGATAGGTTCGACAAACTTCAGTGGTAAATTAATAGCAGGAGGTATTCTGTTATTATTTTT